TAAGGTCTAATCGTATGTCCTATGATCAATGCTAGTCAGATGATTACTAGTGGTTTTCTTAGGAAGATTAATTGTAATACCACCGATATCAAGCTGATCTGGTGCAATACAACAATCCGCAGCGGCGGAAGAGTTCTTCTCTGTCTCTATAATAAGAGAAGCCATGTGTTGAAGTTCGGATTCAGTAAACTCTACAGGATCTACCCTTAATACTACTCCGGGAATATTAGGACCTGTGAAAGTAGTATCTGCCCACTCTCCTTCAGACCATTCCCTCTCAGAAGCACTAGTTTCTCTCTTAGAGAATCCACTTAGAAGGTTATCGATAAAGTTTACTCTATCATTTTCCTCTTCTACTTTCTGGTTAGATTTGATATAGTGTGCATAAGCACTGAGCTGTGCTGTAAACCATTCTTCAATAGCTTCGTTTCGGGTCATATAACCCGTAGTTCCTGTTTTAGGGTTGTCTACGATGTAAGCAAAAGATCGATTCTTAGATACATTATAACAACCATAACTAATACAGCTTTTATAAGCTGGAACAAAAACCTTAGCAGGTCTTGTAATAAACAAGTCAGTGATCCAAGTCCCATTAAGGAACTTTTCAACTACACTCTTAGCCTCTTCTTTTGGGATCTTAACAAGGTTAGACCCCTTCGCTTCTTCTGCATCTGCTTCTTTCTTTACTGCTAACGCAAAAGTTAACTCATTATAGATCATTACAAGAGACCCATATAAATGAGGGTTGATCTTGGCTACCTCATAGAAATCAATAGACTTCTCCCAATTACTCAGGAGTTCATCCATGATTTCAACAGTGATATCATTCTTCTCTAGAGCTTTGTCTTTGAAGTCTTCAATATTAAACTTCTTTTTATCCTCTACGCCTTGATTATAAGCATCCACCATGAACAAGAAATACTCATGTTCTTCAGGATTATTCATAATAAGGATTCGAGTCATTGTTTCCAATACTTTTCTAAAACCTTCCCTATCTTTAATTATAGGATGGTATTCCATTTTAGACTCCCAATTTAGGTTCGGCAGTAAAGTCAACATCAACATAAGTTAATCTCATAGACTCAGGACTATAAATGGCCCCTCCTGCATCACCTGTTTTACCATTAAATCTGTTCTTCAGTACTCTTACCCTGATTCTATTACGGTCTAACTCGTTAGTAGCAGTCATGTCTCTTGCAAAAGCAATAATCTGAAAGCTAACTTGTTTAACGGAACCAGAACCTTTAATATCATCCATTGAGGGCATCTTACCCTCTTCAAAGGCTTGTCCTCCTGTTGACGTCTTTCTGAGGTGTGAAATCAAACCGATCCAGACATTATGTCGTTTAACCATTTTAAGCAAGTCAGACATAACCTTATCAACAGCACTATTCTGATCACCTTCTGCTTCTGATACAGCAATCGTTAGGTGATCTAATATAATATATTTACAACCCATAACACAAAGGGTTTCAATCTTTTCCATTAAGGTATCATCAGATACAGAACCCTGATGGTCTAAAACTTTAATCTTTTCATCTAAGAAGAGTTTCTCAAAAGCTTTTCGCTTTTCCTCTTCAGATACTTCGTTTTCCTCGAAATCCTTACCTACTTCCATCTGGAGAAGCTTTCTTACATATTCTCCCGGGGATTCCTCAAGAGGTATAACTCCAATATCTTCATCTTCTTTAGCAGTCTTGTGGAACTCTAAGAGGATTTCTCTGGTCATAGTTGACTTGCCTGCTCCTGTTCCAGAGATAAATAGGTCAATCTCTCCGAGTCTAGCTCCTTTCGTTTTATGATTAACACCTTGCATACAAGCGGGGAATGGTAAAGCCTCTTTAGTTTCCTGTTCTATGTATTGACCCCACAGAGGCTCACCTGCTAGAATATTAGCTGGACACCACTTTTTAGCATCCCATACTGCCCTGCATACTTCTTTCCATCCATGTTTAAGAAGTTCTTCATTAGGGTCTTTCTCTTTGATCTTGGCAATCCTTACTTTATCAATACCAATGATCTTACAGACCTCGTTTAAAGCTTTTTCACCAGCAGGGTCATTATCGAGCATTAAGACCACTTCATCATAACCACGAAGCCACTCTCTGTTCTCCATAACAGCTTTCTTGCCTGTTGAACTAGGCATACCTACTACAGGATAGAATTTCTTATAGTGCTCATACATAGCGTAGGCTACAGAGAGAGCATCAATCTCTCCTTCTGTGATTACAATCCTTTTACCTGCTCCTGAGAATAGATTCTGACCAAATAGACCCTCGATCTGCCCTGTGACATGGAAGTCTTTTGGAAGTTCCCTGATTTTATAACCAGTGATATTGGTTTTACCATAGGGGTAATAGTGGGCTAAAATATCACCATTTACTCCATCCTCTCTAGCCTTAACCCCATAGAATTCTGTAACAGGTTTAGGAATATTTCTTTCTTTAAAACCCCTTGAATTCATATTAAGAATATCTTCTAATTTCTCTTTCTTAATAGAGAGCATATATGGGTTTTCTTTCTTCTCAAATTGCAATACACTACCCTCCTCTTTTTCTTCTAGAGGGTTTTTATGGGATGCCCCACATACAAAGCATGTAGCGGGGCCCTCCTCATAAATACCTACACCATCACTAGAACCACATTCAGAACAACCCATATGGCCTACAAATTGGCTCTTAGTGAGTTCCTTCATTAATGAACCTCTCGATCATTATCGTCTGTTAAATCTTCTCCAAGTTTCTCAGCTTTAATCCTATCAACCATCTGGTTAGGGGATTCCCCATAGGCCTGAAAAACTAAGGTTCCTGCAATAAGAGCAAAAGAACCAACAAAGAACATTGAGAAAGCAGGGGGAACTGACCATGTAAAAAGGGCCAATACCAAAGCCCAAGGGCCTGCAACAATAGACACAAGAATAAATAGCAAGTATGCTACCAAATAATACTTCATTTTACCTCCAAATCTTTATGTTTATTAAGAATTGATTTTGCTTTCTTTAAACAGAGATGCATTAAATCATGTTGTTCCTGATCTAATCCGGGAATAAACCGAATAGGAGCCACTTGGTTATTATACCATTTCCTTTCTCCATTGTCATCTCTTTCCGTTAAAGAACAAAGACACATTTGTAACCATGCTTCTGTATAATTACACCATGCCCTTGTTTTAAACACACCTAATATATGAAACTCTACTTCATCCCCGTTCTTAATATCATCATTAACATGTGAGGAGGAGGTAGTATATGCTCTCCATAAGGACTTACCTGTTTTGATATGAGTATTCTTCTTATACGACCAAAACTGTTTCTTTCCTATATAGAACATATTCCTAGTTCTGTTAATCACAAGATAAACAAAACCAAATCTCTTTGATATATCAACATTGACCCCTGAGTATTCCCAATGACCTAGGTCTGTTTTGATATATTGTTTCTTAGCTACATACTTACTCATGGGAAGGGCCATCCTCTTTTGGGATAGCAAAGTCATCATCTAAGGTTCTACGGATATGGATAAGTTGGCCGGTGTGTTCAAGCTCTTTCTTCCAGTCTTCCCCGTATACCTCATAGTATTTATCAATAACTTTTTGCTTTCTTTCTTTACTAGTAGTAGCTCCATCTAAAATCTGACCTGCTTTAACAGGGCCGATCCCATAAAGACCCGGGATATTATCTACTGAATCACCTGTTAAAATCTGTGTCCAATAGTGAATATCCGCTTCTTCCTCGTCAACCCAAATCAACTCCTTCTTATGAATGAGATAATGGGTGCCTGGAATACATTGTAAGTCTTTATCAATACTTGCTATTACATAAGGTGTACCGTTCTCCCTACATTCTTCAGCCCAAATCCTTACATAATCATCAGCTTCCATGTCTACAGCTTCTTCTACTAGTTTTTCATTAAGTAGTTGTCGTCGTAGTTTAAAATACTGAGGATTAGCTTCTTTAGATTTAGCTCGGCTATCTCCACTCTTATAAGTAGGATCAACCTCTTTCCTGTAGTTAGTATCTCCAAATACTGCAATACGACACTCATCAGAGAAACAAGAGTCTAAGACCTCTTTAAGACCTTCATCAAAAGCTTGTCTAGCTTTCTTTAAAGTTTTACAGCCCCAAGCAGTTCTAAATAACAAAGGATCACCATCAATCAGCACTATGCTCATTACTAGTCTCCTTTGCTTTCTTACACCATGTCCTAACAGTAGTAGGGTTAATTCCTAGCTCTCTAGCTACCTTAGCATAATTGCCTAACTCTTCATAAAGAGCTAGAGCTTTCTTCTCTTTGTCATCATCCTTAAGAATCTCAGACTCATTCCTTTTAGAACTAATAGTATTTCCTTTCGAATCTACTAGTTTCCAATTAGTAACATTATTATAGTCTTCCATCCTTTTAGAGATTCTTTCTACAGAATACATACCACCTTCAGTGATAGTAACTGGGACTTTCAATACTGATGATTTACCTTTAACCTTCCAAGTCGTGATTAATGTACCATTTTTCATTTATGACTCCTAGTGTGTTTCAAACCAATTGTCACCAATCTTTGCTTCACCATCCATACAAGTAACCCCATACCATTTAGGGGCCTCTCGGAAAGCTTCTTTACAAATCTCAGCGGCTCTTTCTTCATAGCCTTCTTTAACAGCCCATTGCATTTCATCATGGTAAAAGATCAGAGGGAAAGCAGGGATGCCTTCTTCTTTGAACTTATCCATAGCATATGCAACAGCGGCTTTACAAGTGATTCCCTCTGCTGATTGCAGGAGGTAATTCAAGGCTTTATGAGCAGAATCAAGGTAAACCCTACGACCATCCAGTGCTGGAATGCTCGCTCGTCTATCTCTTGCTTCTGAAGCATAAACAATTGTATCTAGTGTTTCAGATAAGGTTTTGAATCCCGGAATAGCTTTAGCAAACTTCTTCTTAGATTCCTTACCTGCTTTGGAGTCTCTCTTTCCTGTAAGGATTAGGCCTAACTTCTCATAGCCTGCTCCAAATAAGAAAGCGTAACATTTTGTTCGAGGAGAATCGCTAATTCCCCTTCGTTCTCTTATGAACTGCTATATGTCGCCATATAGATCGGACTATATCATCTAGGTTTCCCTAGTCGTGCGCTTCGGAACCGCTTGGTCCTACTCCATTAAGGATAGTCTCTGCACCTTCTAAGTAGTTTGCCGCTTTACGCAACAATTCGGGATTGTCTTGGAACAACCCTAACGCTCTATTACAATTATGACACAACTTCCCTCTTACAAAATCTGTTCCATGTTTATGATCTAAACATAGTTTTTCTGACTCAGGTTTACCATTCATGGAAAAGCCTTCAGAACCACAGATTTGGCATTCATTTACCTCTTTAAATTTATTCCATACTTCTTTTGTGAAATAATTGAATCTTTCAGACCTACCTGCTCTATTACCGAATTCTCGGCATTTCTGAGAGCAGTAGTCTTCTCTTATGGTAGATGGTTTAAAATTTTCTTCACACCAACTACAATCTTTAGAGCGGGTTACACCAAGACAATCATCACAAGTGAGCTGGTTATGCACATAAGGTGCGAAATCTTTCTCACATAATTTACATTGTTTAGTTTTATAACCCATTTATTACTCCTTAGCTTGGCTCAGGATTGTCTCTTTCGAGAGTTTCCCTGAGTTCACACGATTTTACGTGGACTTACATTTTATCCACGGCTTTGCTGTAGGTCTATCACAACCTAAGATATCTGCATTCTTCTGGTGAACATCACCATTAATAACAGTATCGGTAAAATCAGAGTCATTAATATAATGACAAAGTGCTCTAAACTGGTTACCAGAGGAGTCTGCACCTACAACCTTATAGCCCTTCGGGGCTCCAAATAGTGCACGCATCTCTTTACCCCAAGCAGCATTTGGGGAAGGTACATTCACAACAATCTTATGTCGTGATCTACCTGTTGGTGTAGCGATAGTAAACATATCACCACGGAGAGTATCCGTATCTTCAACGTGGGCTAGCCAGCCCTGAAGTATACCTAGTCTAGAACGGGTGGTATAGAAGCGGTTAATTAAAACCCCTTTCTCACCTAATGCGGTTAAGGATTCTTCACACAATTTAGGAGATTTCTTCCTGAGTTCTCCGTTAACTCTTTCCCAATTCCAATCTAAAGGTTCCCACCCTAGTTTGTAGAGATAGTGTTTAACGTGTTCAATAGATCCTAAGTCGGGATCTAAATACTTAACCCTAACGTAAGGACCATCGAGGATCCTTGTAGTATGTGCTGTCTCTGGATCAGAGATTTCACAGGGACTAATAATGTTCTTAAAGTGGTTAATACTAGCAACCTTATAGTTACCTGACTTAGTAAATTCAGGAACCTTAAAAGCTCCATCCTTATCCATCACTTTAAGGCGATATGGCATATCTGGTTCGATTTTAGCTCGAATGTCTGCTAGCTCATTTTCCATCCTTCTTTCAAGGGCTTCAGCTGCAGATACATCAAACCGCCAACCATTGTCTGCGATTTGGGCTTGGAACTCAGCCAGCTTGTGTTCAACTCGTAGGCTCCTCTTTAAATAAGAGGGGTGTTCTACGACTTTCAACATATCACTAAGTTCTTTACATAGAATCTTATACATCTTAGTATTAATTACTACGTCTTCCCTACAACGATGAACCATGTCATCACTATAGTTATCCCAATCTTCATGTTTAGGCTTCTCTACGCCTAGATATGCACCCCATGTTTCGAGATTATGAACTCCACCAAACCTGTTATAATCTAACAACTGAGACATTAGCAATGTGTCTCTTATAATAGTTTCAGGCTGGGGTTCCCAGTGGAGTATCTTTTTCAATACAGGAAGGTCATATTGGATTATATTATGTCCGATTAGCTCACTTGCTTCGTCGAATAGTTCTCTAAACGCATTAAGTGGCATTGAGCTATCATTAGTGACATTATAATAATCGCAATAAATGAACTCTTCTTCTGTAGAAACATCTCTAGCTACAATCATCCAAACCTTAGAAACAGGTTCTCTTAGTTTATTACCTCTAAGAAAACCATTAGCTTCAAGGTCGAATACTAATTTTCTTCCTGCCAAATTTTCCTCCTTTAAAAGAAAGATTGTCTCCCGAAGTGACGGTTAAGCCTTTGAACTTCATCATCACTAATTTTAAATTCGGGATACTTCTTGGTTATTTTATGAATATAATCAGGATTATATCTTCCCGATGACCAATCAAATGTTAACTCTCTTGTCATTAATGTTTCTATAAATGGTGTACTAAACTTGAAATCATCATCAAAATACACCTTAGATAATGAACAACAAAAACAATTGTTAACATATTGAATAGGCGACATCTTTAATAATATAAATTCCACAGACATAGGCTCTTCCCTAGGTCTCCTAATATTACTTAATTTGCCTCTTACAACAAAGTCTACTGCTCTCCTACTATAAGTATAATCATTAGTACCATCCTCTGTATCCTTACCTAGCAACTGAATATCTGATAGTTCTAGATCCGTATCTTGGAACGTACCAACAATCGCTGCAATACAAAAGTCTTTACTAAAGTTTTCAGGAGAGGATAAGTAAATGTCAAGGTCCCTAATCTCTTTACCTAATACCCAATCTCTTGGAGCACCACCTGCAATTATAACCTCTTTTTGATTAAACGACTCTTTAAGATAAGAAACTATATTTAGCCAAGTATAAGTTTGACCTATACTTGATTGTCTTGCTCTTCGGTAACTAATATCAGATTTGCTTGGTGGAAATCCTGTTATCTTGTTTAAGTGCAAGAATTCTTCCTCCGTAAAATCCCCAATTTTCCTGTTACTGTAATCTGTAAAGTTAAGTTTATTATTCCCAATCAAGTATACTCTCCTCTTCCCAAGATTCTCTATGACGATACAAGTTATTAATCGCAATAGTTATATGATTTAAATCCTCTTGATTCAAATTTTCTCTTGTATAGAGTTCTTCAATAGAATCTATAGTAAATTGAACCTGAGACTCAAATCCATAAGGTTCACCACACCATGCTTTATTAAACGTATGATCTGATGTAGCCGCATACTCTTGGATGGTAACTCCTTTATTTAAAAAGGTCACAAACATTATATCCCTTTTTGTATCAGGCTTGCTTAATTGCAGTTCCATGGATGTAGGTATGGAAAGAATAGGATACCCTACTGCTCCCGTACTAGGAGGAAATAATGCATCAAGCTTAACTGAATACAGTAAAGCATAGTTTACCATAGAAGGGTCTCTTCCCTCTGAATAATTGATTGCTTCATATGGGGGTATTGGTGAAAACTTTAGATCCTCTTCTTTAACTCTATAAGAGCTTTTTAGGTTATTTAACACCCCTGTCTTTATAGATCTAGCTATATCTAGAGGGGAGTAATAACCATCTCCATCGTGTTCTATAGCGAGGTGGGTAATGTCCCTTCCTGTAATCCTATCCTCAAACAGAAAGTTACTGGCACTACTACCCACCAAGAAAGTACGATCAAGAAATAAAGATCTTTTAAAATCTCTATAATCAAAGTTAATATCTTTACGAGCATCAAAAGCAGTTCTCATAAAACCTGAAAACAGTCTTCTTCTAAAAAGGTTTACTGCTGAACTATTAAAGTCATTAATACTCTTTTCAATTCTCATTCCGATTCATTCTCGATAACAGATATAAGCCTATTAAGATACCATTGAGCCTTCTTAAGGTCTTGAATAAGAAGGTCTTTCTTTCCAGCCCTCATCGTATATTTAAACACATGTCCAAGACAATGAGCGTGATAAGGCTTATGATGAGAAAGCAGATATTCCATAATATCCATATACTCTAACCCTTCAGGGAATCTTTCGTAAGCTTCCTTTGGAATCAGTTTATAATGCTTAGGATTGACTGCTTCAGCAATAGCATCTTTTTCCTCATACACCACTTTTTCTTCTCCCATTTCATATCCCAACCATTCCGCTACTTCATATTGATGATGCGGCGGTCTACCAAATACTTCCTCAAATTCTTCAAGCATAGTCTTAGATTTAGACATAATACTCCTCTGGTTTGTAGATAGATTTAACAGAAACATATCGACCATCTAGTGTGGGAATCTTAAGAGTGATCAGTTGAAGATCCTTGTAGATTCTACCAAAGCCGATAAGTGACCTTCCTTCAGGGTAATCAGGATAGCCGTAAGCTTTACCTTTGATTACAACAAAACTATCTCCTAGGATATAATAATCTCCGTAGGCTTCTGATTCCAACCTTAGAGAGTTGGTAAAG